CCAGAGTGGTAATTTCTTTGACTGCGTGATAGGTTATACAAACGCAAAGCCTGTTTTGAGCCGAATAATAGGCGTGGTGGGTTAAAATCACACTCGGAGCAGTCGAAGGACTGCTTTGTAGCGGTTTGTAATTCCTTACATCCCTTGCAGTACTTCGGCCTATCCGAGGACATCCACCTCCACGCCTCTTCTAGTTTTTTTCTGTTTCTTCTTGTAGTTGGTAAGTTAATGTAATGACTTCACCGGCGAAGTTCATAGCGTCCTTATCACTTACAGTATTGAGTTGTTCGTCTGTGAGTTCGTACACATCTGTTAAGATGAATCGCATAATATCACGACTACGGACAATAGATGCGACTTGATCATCAACATCTACTGGACAATACACGAAGTCTAGACCGGCTTTGATTAATGCATCACGTTCAGTCCATGTGAGGGCTCTTGGTTTTAATTCATTACCTTGAATATTCATAGTTACCTCCTAATGAGTTAGATTAGTAAGATGTTTGGCTGTTAACCAATTCAAATACTACTGCAGATTGACCGGCATCATCGCCATAATATGCTTTGAATGGAAGTTCGATATTAACGCCTTTAGGACCATCGATACCAGGAGAGTTACGTTCGTAAATCAATTCCGGTAACTTAATGACCAAGGAATTGGTACCTTTAGTAAGAGTTAATTCCAAGCTAGATTCAGTACCATTTACTGCCTTGTTCAATAAGTCCATATTTTGGAAGAAAGCTTTAATAGTACCGGATACACCGATAATACCTGTATCAATATAAGTACGGAAGCCTTTACCGCCGATAGCATAAGAGTCACCGTCCAAGCCGAAGTCGATATCAAGACTCATGGACAATACATTCGCTACCGTAACGCCACCTTCTTTTATGGTGGCTTCGAGATTTTCGAATGGAGTAAAGACAATAGACTTAGGTGCAGTATCGAAGGGCACCGCCGCCATAGTTTCTTTACAACCCATTACATCGATAGATGCAGTTAATTCAGAGTCACCACCGAAGTTTAAGGACATTTTATTCATGCGTACGCCACTGAATTGTTGGTAAGTACTAATGTCCTTGTAACCTTGTTCAAAGGTAGCAGATGGCATATCTGGGCCAATTTTAAATACGTGTTTCTTACCGGAGCCTTGTGCTGTTGTAGTTGGAGCACCAAAGCCTAGCTTTAACCAATAGCCAAAGCCCAATACATCAACTGGTGGAACAATGCTACCGGATGTATCGATATTACCGCGACTAGGTGCCGCAGGATTACGTGTACCTCGAATAACAGAGGAGTCATTCAAGTTTTGGCTAGCCTTTAAGGAAGAACTGATGATAGGCATTACCACACCACCAGTAGATGGTGTAGTACCAAAGTCAGTTTCAAAGGCCATTGTAAGAGAAGATTGTGCACCTTGTGCACGTTTAGCTACTGCCATGTTTATCCTCCTAATATTCAACATTACCGCCAATTACGTGCGGTATTTCTATAGTGAGTGTGGCTTTACCTGGATATACCGGACGCCACGAGATATTGTCTGTTTCATAGTCAATGTTAATGACAGGATAGTTAGGGTTAACTGCCATGATACATTCGATGAGTAATTGGCCAAGTTCGTCACACTCGAACGCTCCTGTGTATTTCACTACACGTCCTTCACGTTCCGCCTCAACTCGTACTATTCCCCATACGAGTTGTAAGGTGTAAGAGTATGAACTTGCCAAGCCCTCGGACTTATTGTCCATCATGATGATCACGCACGGACAATCCTCTTCAAGAGGTGCGCCGGCATCATCGTATCCGATGTAAATAGTTAAGTCCTTTCCGAAGTGTTTCATGCAGTAGTCGGTAATCTTCTGATTATCCTTAACCGCTTCCGCCCATCTGTTAGCAATGACTGCTAGTGGAATAGTTTGCATTGCTACCTCACTTTATATGCTCGTCTACTAGATGCGAACTGAGTGCTTTTGCCTAGTGCATATTCACCGATTTTAGACTCTAGGTAAGGTACCAACTTAGGCTGTAAGGCTGTTTTCATCGGACCAAACGTTTTACGAGGTTTAATCCGAAATGATGTTTTACCTTTAGCAAGTTGAAAGCCACCGGCAAATAATGTCCTACGCATTGGCTCTGTGATTTGTTTTGTATAACCACGCTCAATCTGTTCGCCTAATCGTTTAGCAGACGATGATAACCACCCTACTTTTACTGATTGCGACCTGGCATCGTATTGGTACCCAACTGCCCGGAACATCTTACCAAGTGGTGTATATCCGACAGTGGTTTCCTTTACGCCACCGGCTATAAGTTGAGCTCGGGATTTAAGCCCCCATCCTTCCTTATACGCCTTACCGCCATCTTGATAAGCACGCCTTACTTTAGCGCCAAATGCAGCCTCAAATTGAGCCCTCATTGTAGGTGGCATGAAGTTTGCATATTTGTGGCCACCAGGTGAACCGGATTTAATTCCGGTCTTGATTTCCTTCTGCATCATCCAACCAACTGACTTCATAGCTTTCCTTGTCCAGTCCGGTTTAGTCTTAGCTATAAACTCAAGATACGGTGTAGCAGTGTCAGTAATGGTAATTGGTGAATTACTCATGGTCTTACCGTCCTAACGTTGGCCACAATTTCAAGACAGTGCATTTTAGCGTCGCTATCAGAGATATGATCCACATACCACTTCTTACCATTGATGTAGATTACATCTTTAGTCTTAGGTAGTGGCACGTCCTTAGTTCTAACCCATACCTTAGCTTTATCAGCTAAGCCAGTTACGAACCCAGAACCTTTACCATCATACTCACCGATTTCTACACTAGCCTTAATCTGCTTACCTTCATATGTTATTTTTTCGCCAAATACATCAAGCAAGGCGCTTTCATCATAGGTCAGCATATGGTTACCTCGTAGAGTGAATGCGGCCCGTGTGGACCGCATTTCATTAAAAATACAATAATTAGTTTTTCAACATTACTGTAACAGTATCTTGAGTTGCAGTCTTAGGTTCTACTGCAATACCCAATGGTTTACCACCAGTTTTAGCAGCTTTACCAGAAGCGAAGTTTACTGCGTCACCTACAGCGTATGTATCAGATTTATTAGCGTCAACTTTGAATACGCCAGTTACTTTTAACGCACCCATTTCATCTTTCTTAATATCTGTTACTGCTACACCGTGAAGTACGCCTGCTTCTACAATGTCACCAGCTTTTACATCAGCTGTTGCCACGAAGCTTATTCTATCTGTTTCGTATACGAATTTTGCCATATGTATTTACCCCCTAATTATTTACCTGCGTTTTTGAATACACCACGGAAGTCAAGAGCACTTACGCCACAGTCGAATGCTACTTTGTATTCGATACCGTCTACATCGAAGCCTTGGCGAGTTTCAAGACGTGGAGTTTCAACGCCATTTAAGTAAGTTACTTCAATAGTGTCATGTTGAGATGCGTCAGCTACTAAGTACCATGCATCTGGATCAGTTAATTCAGCATCTGCTACAACTACGAAGCGGCCTTTGTAAGGGTTAACTACACCGGAGTTTACACCGTCTACTGCTGCAGTAGAGTTAACAATTTGGTATGCAGTCATTTCGAGTTCTGGAGGAACTACCAAGTATTTAGGTGTGATGTTAAGAGTAGCATCACCAGTAATACCTTTTTGACGACGCATAGCAGTAATTGCTTTGGCGATTGCTTTAACAGATAATGCTTCACCAGTGCCTGCAACGTTACCATGTTTAGTGTCAAACAAAGCTACGTTATCTTGCATTTTAACGTTACCAGTTAATTGAGCGTATACCATTTTGTTTACCAAGCGTTTAGCTGCGGAACCGTATTTAGTAGCAATTTTGGAGAACAAGCCCAAGTCATCATTAATGATTGCTTGACGAGTTAAGCTGAACAATTTACCATAAGTAGCCACTTTAGTACGAGCAGATGCTTCGCCTAAGAAGTCTTGTTGGAATTGGCCACCTTCTGGAACTAATTCAAGGTTACCTGCTTCGGACAATGCTACGCGTGCAGCTTCTTTGAAGTCACGGTTAGAGCCTTTACCCGCCCAAATTTGGTAAGTAGTTTCAGCTTCATTGAAGCCTACCATTACAGATTTGTTAGCGAGGTTAGCCATGATAGCAGGGAATGTGGATGTAGAATTAATAGCTTGACGAGCCAATTCCATGTTATCGCCGAAGTTAGCTTGCAAGCCTTCGCGTTGAAGTGCTTCACGTGCCAACTCAACCATAGAGTGACCACGTAATTCTTGTGCACCTGGTGCAGCATCTGCTACAGGGATACCTGCTGCCATCAATACTGCGTCTTGTGCTGCTGCACGGAACTTATCAGATTCAGCTTCGCCCATTGTTACAGATACACCTTTGTTACGTGCACGTAATTGGTCCATAACCATTTCACGTGCTTCGTCAACGGATTTGCCCAATACGATTGCTTCGTCTGCGCCTTCAACATCGAAGTCGCGGAACATAGCAGTAATTTCGGAAGTGCGTTTACGCTCTTGCTCCATAGCCTTTTGAAGGTCTGCTTGTGTCAAACCTGTTTCTACTGGTTCTGTAGATTTTACTTCTTCATTGTTTAAAATTTCTTTTGGATCCATACGTGTGTTATCCTCCTGTGTGTCAATACTTGTATGAATTTCTTCAGCACTACGTCCCACGCCAACAGTGGCGTCAGCCGGAACAGATACAATACTGATTTCTAAAGGTTCCCAATCCGTTACTACATAAGCCGGACCATTAAATCGACCGTTAGTAGATTTGGTATCTTCATCTTCCAATACCTCATATCGGTAGATTGCATAGCCTACGCTTACACCTTGTAGCGTACCGGACTGTACCTTTTGGAATATTGTTTCGGATTGTTCATCTGTGTCAAAGCGTACTAACGCTTTACCGCGGTTATCTTCTAGCCATACCTTCTCGATATGACCTACGACCGCATCACGATCATGGTTAAACAATACCGTACCCAAGCCATTGTTAAAGCGCTCAAGGTTGATGCACTCTTCATCGTGGCAAAGGATTTCATCGCCGAACCAACGGCCATATGGCGTTTCGGATGAGAATGATAATTCTACTGTCCGACTATCGGTATCGACGTGGTCAATAGTAGTTTCTCGGCAATAATTACCAAGAACACTACGCTTTTGATGTTCACTCATTACTAGCCATCAGCTCCTTCCTGTGTAGTGTCATCATCGCCCATCGTTAGCGGTTGCAACTCACTGGAATAATCTAGTAACACCCCGAGCTCCTTGGCTCTATCCTGTTCGAGTTTCCGTTGTTCAAGAACTTCTTCCCAATCACGTCCAGATGATGCGCACACATCCTCTAAAGTTGTAAGACCGGATTTAATAGCCTCTTTATTAGCGTTAACTTCCTTAACAGGGTCAATCCATGACCACCCTGGAGCAAGCCAAGCTACCTCTTGGTATTTGTCCTTGTTCGCTAAGTAGTCGGAAGGTAATTCACCTGCTAAGTAAAGGGCGTCAATAAAGGCTTTCCAAATCGGCATACAGAAGTGTGTGATTACAAATTTCTGCACTTGACGGAATGTCTTTTGGTCCTCTAATAAGTTTTGCCTTGCAGCTGAGAAATTCCCAGATATATTACGCGCTACGATGTCAGCGCTCATACCAAGACCGGACGCTACGCGTCTAGTCTGAGTTGCTGAATATTCGCTTGCAGTACCAGCGTTACGCTTAGGGTCTGCAAACTCAATGGACTCACCAGGGCTTAGGTGTCTAACCATGCCTGGTGCCATTGTGATATTAGGTCTGCCTTTGCTATCTCTTGGTAGCATGGACGTTTGTCTTGCAGAATTTTGAGAGGTTACAAAAACACTGAAGCACGCCGCAACTCGTGCAGCAATTAGATCAGCATCCATGTACTCGTCGATATCGTGAATCCTACGCAATACTAACGCCAATAGGCTTATGCCCCTAATCTGAGATGGACGCTTAGGCTTGAACAACAAAAATGCTTGGTCTGTTGTTAACCGAACCGTATCAAAAGAACGTAGCCCCATTGGGTCTGTTTGGCTTATATGGTACGCTACTGGTCTACCATGTTCGGTAACTTCTACGCCATTGATGATATTATTCTTACCGTTTGTGATACTTACTGCGCCAATGTTTTCAGCCTCTATCAGCTGAATAGATAATGGTAAGTACGAGCCTTGCGAAGTTTTATTAACCAGAATTTCACCATCGTACACCATACGCCTTAGCGCCATTTCTTGTAGTTCATAGAAATTAGAAATGCCCCTAATGTCAGCATTTTCAGGTTCCGCCCATTTGGCCCATGCTTTTTCGATTTTCTTATTAAGATCGTTGTTTAATTTGCCATTGCGGTTTCGCACTTTAGCTTGTGGGACAATCCCTGCGCCGATTACATTTCGTAACAGTGCAATCACAGCGGCTTCTGCTAAGTCACTGTTCATCTCGGCAGCTCTTGCTCGGCCACGTATGATATCACGTGAACCCGTTGCAAGTTGTTCCGCGGTCCCATACGCTGGTTGCCAATCACTGTTTAGCCTGTCCATAGATGCCGCATCATATTGACGTAACGCATCACGGTAAGCTTGGCGCTCGTACGCACGTTGTGGACTAACCCAACTGATTACTTTATCAATAATGTTCATCGTCCACCCCATGTCACGAATGCATCAGCTTGATATCCGTTGGACTCTTCGTGTACTCGTTGCATTAGCGTTTGTTCGCGCGCGTAAAGTACAGGTAAGTCAATCGTCTTAAATCGTTTACCGCCAATCTGTAACTCGGAATACCCTTTAGTTTCGATATCCTCGATGACTTGGCGCACACGTTCAAGTTGTTCATTTACATCGCTCATGGTTCACCTCCTATCTAAACCAATGGCCAGTATTCCCTATGCCTCCGTTGTAGTCCTCGTATGTTTGGACCTCTTCGGATTCCTCATAAGGTTCTGGCTCCATTAAATATTTAACGCCGGCAATATCTGCTACTGCTGCGTTGTAAGTACATGTATCAAGTAAATGGTTAACAGGATGGCTCGTGAGTGGTTTCCACTGTACTGTTACCGCCCCTGTTTTTACATTTCTGTGTTCCTGCTTTTCCTCTGACCTTAGATGGTCTGAGTATTCCTGTGGACAATCTTTGTATAAATGGATCGTGCCGTCCTCGTTTATCGGTCTTACCATTCTCGCGAATATGAAGTCTTTCCAATAATCTGTATTCAACACATATAGCTTTAACCCACCTACGACACCCTTCTCCAATGATGTCATTGTGTATGGTGCTGTCATCGTAGTATGGTTGGACGAGCCTTTAAGAGGGATGCATACTTCCGGGAATCTTGAACAGAACTGATATACTTCGTCTGTTCTAAAACCGGAGTCAATGCCTGCTTTCATTATTTGACGAGGCTCTCCATACTCCGATGGATACTCTCGATGAATAATGATTTCCTCTAAATCGTCCCAAGTGCTTGCTTGTCCGTAATCAATCAGATAAGACTTAACACCAGGAGCATAGGCCCTTACTTCCCACCAGAAGTGGTCAAGCTGTACGTCTACGGAAGCGATAAGCAATACTGCTTTATCCGGCACAACTCCGCTCGGATATGTAGATTCCGTAAATTGCATATTTTGTGTACTCTTAGTTTTAGCACTTCGCCAAGGTTCCGCTAGCCATGAATTAATGAAGTTCATTAATGAGGCAGGTGTACCTTTGGAAGTCTTAAACTCGTACGCAACGTCTCCGAACGTGACCCACGGCGAATATATCGACGATAAGTGATACGAAATTGAGCGGACTTTGCTTTGCGATGCATTTACCACTTCCCATGTTCCATGTCTTAACATTTCCATTTTGTGCTTATCGTGGATGTGTCCGCCGCAATGTTCACATTCGTAATACGCTGTATCACGTATCATGTCCGCATTATCGTTGTGTTCGTCTGGCCATTTTATCTGCTTGAACTTGAGGGTCTGCGACACTCCGCAATGTGGACATGGCACGTAATACTGCCTGCGCTCATTTGCATTCATGAGCGCCTGCCAAATATTACCCGACTCAACAGTAGGAGTGGATACCATTACAATCTTCTTATCCACGAACGTTTTAGTACGTTCCTTTGCAAGTTTTATTGGATCTGCTTCCTTACCTGAAAAGGCGGGGTATTTGTCTATTTCGTCAAAGAATAGATACTTGATTGACCGGCTTGATAAACTACTTGGTGAGTTCGCCCCGACCAGTACCATATAATTACCGTTGTTAAAATCCAATTCAAGCAGTTTACTATTCTCGTCAAAATTATCACTAATAGATTTAACCGATTTAAGCATCGGTTGCACTCTCTTATCGCTAGCAAATTTAGCGATAGTATCTGTCGGGTATACCATCATAACTGGTGATTGTGTTTGGTCTAACGCATACCCTATCATATTGAGCTCTGCTTCAGTCTTACCGATTTGCGCTCCAAAGCACAATACAATCTGTTCAATCAGAGGGTCTGTAAATTTGTCCATAGGCTCTTTTAGATATGGAGTTCGATTCGTTCTCCACCTACCTGGTTCTGCGGATATATTTGTTAATACCCTGAAATTGTCAGCCCATTCTGATACGGTGTATCGTTCCGGTGGTTTAAAGGCATCGAGCTCTTCCTGGAACCAATTAACTCTTGGCTCTGCTTTTACCGGTTTTGACTTCCGGCGTGTACTCGCCTTTGCGCGAGTAACTTTCGAGGTAGTCTTCGGCAACTTCGCTCACCACCCTTTCCACCGTCGCTCGTTCTTCTGGATCAGTGAACTCACTCCCTACTCGTTTACCAAGTTTTATGAGTGAGGACTTTAACTCTAAGATACGAGCAGACCATTCTTTCGCTACGTCTGCACGGGATACGTACTCACCGTTTAACACGTCGAGTAATTTCTTCTCACGAGCAGCTCGAGACTCTTTATAGTCAGCTTCAGCAATTAGCTTTCGTGTGGCCGCTGATTGGTCTTTAGATTTATCCCCTTTGGCTTGGCCAAGATATACAAGAACTTCACGGAGGTTCCACCAACCCATTGCAGCTTTAGGCATACCCGATTTGTGGTGTCTCGAAATAATCTCAGGAGTTACTCGAAGAAGGTCACACAATTGCGCGCTAGATACTAGCAAATCGCCTGCGTTATTAAATTTCACACGTGGTTTTTCACTCGTCGCCATGACTTCTCCTTTCTGTCCTTTGACAATCGACTTTCAACCGTTAAAATTCCCCTACACAGAGACAAATATCGCGCGGAGCCGACCACCGCTGGTTTTATCGCTAGGGAGTACCTTTTATCATTCATTCTCAAAATAAAAATCAAAAGGTCAATGGTCGAATCTTTGGAGAAGTAAGCAAAAGGGACTACGTGGTTGTGCGTAGTCCCTAATGATACTTCTTGTGCTGTAATAGCCCATGGAGGTTTGTACAAGAAAGGTATTCACTATGAACGTACCCTACAGTGCGTGGTAACAATAGGACTAATGACTTAATCCATATCATTCCACACTTGTAGCCTATCATAAGTGCCACCTCTAATTGCATATTGTATTTATTTATTTTTAGAAAATACTTGACAAAAGCTTTTCACTGCGTTCCGTTGGATATTATATATCTGTGCTTCACTGTAACACATATCCTCGATGACCTCTTTCATGCTCATTCCGAAGTAGTATCTGTTCTCGAGGAATGTACGCTCAATGTCATTAGGTATCTTACATATCAATGTCCATAGCTCATATCGTTCCTTAGACAGTGTACGGAATTCATTATTAAGGTCACGCTGTGCGGTATTCAGATTAAGCTGTTGCTCTGGTGTATTCGACCGTTCGTCTTGTGCTTCCACCTCCAGGCGTTGTAGATGTGACTCAATGTCTTTCATGCGCCTACGACTATTCAGTAACCGTTGTAGCTTCCTAACCCCAGGATGCTTACTCCCAGTACATGACTTAGTATTCACAGGTATCACCTAAGATAAATTATGATGATGAGCCAATACTTCCTCAGAATCAAACTTAATAGTCGCACTCTTACATTGATCATGAACGGCAAGCATCATAGCATTAACTAATAAGGGGATATGCTCATCATCTTTAGAGAACTGTTTAGCAACGGCAGTCACCAACTTAGTAGCCATATAGATTGCCGTAGTGGGGTTTGCATTTTCAATAGTGATATTACATGTTTCTGCATCATTGTTAGACTCAACAATAATGCGCGCTGTTTTATCTTCCATAATAGTCCTCCTATACTTCTTGCCATTCTTGTAAGATTTCGCTATATCGATACATCGTAGTATTAGTTAACTGATACGCAGCATCGTTTAGGTTATACCGATTAATCCACGCACGGTAGACATCAGTCAAGTAGTCTTGTAGTTCAGCCTTTTGGCTAGGTGTCACCGTATTGCTATGTAGGTAATACACCTCTTCGCCCTGGTCTACTTCCTTAGTGCATCTAGCGATATCATTCTTAATCACTTCATCTACATTAATATAGCCAGGATATGGTACTGCACGACCAATGACGATTACCATACCTTCACATGGTTTACATTGTTGAGCTATCCAATGTAGCTCTTTTAATGCTTCATCCCAGGTATCACACGCCATAATATATTCATGACGATCTAATGTGACGTATCCGCCAAATAGTGGTTTCATTTCATCACCTCATTAATGTACCTATCCAAATACCACCGTGCTTTTTTAAGGTCCTCTAGCTTATCGCCTTTAGACCCTGCACGTGCGACATACTTAATAACATTCCCTAGGTGGAACGATAAGCCTTGGTCCTCTATGAAATCGATAACTTCAATCTTGCCACGATTATAATGTGAAGGATGGTCAATCACATTAAAGATTGGGTTATGCTTTTTATCAGCAGTAACACATGAGACTTTAACGTCATCAGCGTTAACACAATCATATAAGCCTTTAACACTTTCAGAATTAATATAAGACTCAGTAGTTTCCATTTTGGAAATAACTGGAGCGCTTTCATCAACCTTTCTAGATTTATTATCTTTAGGTGGTACCTTATTCTTTGGCTTATTTAATAAGTCTCTACATGTAGGACAATTCACTGCAGGTCTACCTTTACCTGTCTGCTCGAACATCTTGCCACAGTTCTTACACTTAGTCATAACTTTCTCCTTCACTTCCTCTTTAGGTGTTTCATCTTTAGCAGGTGTATGTGCTGTATCCTTATTAATGATAGCCATCAGTTCTGCTTTAGCACATTGTGCACAGTACTGTTCATCTTTCTTGGCTAGGAATGTACGTCCACACCGGATACACTTTCTTGCAAGTGGCATCTTACAGTCTCCTTTCTAAATATGGTTCATGGCTTTCCATTCTTCTAATAGGAAGATAGCCTTGCCATGTTTTTGAGCAAATTCATATTCACCTTTACATCCACGACTAGATTGCCAATCTGGACATAATACCAAAATGTCACAATGGCTAAGTAATCCTAAGCAGATATCTAATCCTTTTTGATAGTCATCACCAGTCAGATATACATAGCCATAATTATGGATAGGCGATACATAGTCATGCTCTAAATCATGTAGTACTAAATCGCCCATGATTACATCAATCTTTTTACGATTGCTTTCCTTACCACCATAAGGATGAGCAACATATACAAGCTTCTTTCTCATAGCCTCAACCTTTCACTGTAGTTCGTCTAATGTTTCAATATGAACCCATATCCCTGTGACTGGGTTCCAGTACTTTTCAGTAACTTCACTACACACCTGGGCGTCATCATTCCAATAGTTGAGTGAAGTCATACAATCTTTAAACAATTTAATAAGGTTATCTGTATCAGGCTTGGTGGTTTTCCATTGAGCCTTTTTACAGTTAGACTTACCAAAGCACCACTTGGTAACCAATCTAATAGGTCCTTGTATTGGATCCATAGGAGTATGTGGCGCCAATTCTTCAGTGAATAACTTTCTAATAGCTTTCACGTCTGCGGACTCATAAAACCTTGGCGTACCATTCTTAACAGTTACCCTCTTTTGTTGATGGGTACCAGTGGGCACTTTACGAAGAGGGATAAAGAATTCAATTACCATTCTTAGCACCTCTCATAGCTAGTTCACTTTTATACCAAGCGTCAGCATAAGTTTCATCCTCTTCAACAGGAATGCCAAATATACGAGCAGTAATGGTAAACGTTCTAATTTGGCTAGCGGATACTTCAACTACAGGCAATTCCTCAAAGTATCCATCATACAATCGGATTACCTCACTATGTGCTATATGATTATTAACCAATGGCAGGATACTTTTAAATGGCTTCTTCTCACCACGTTCATACGCCCAGTCATTATTACCAGGAATAAAGCTCCATCCAGTATACTTACTTCCATCTTTCATAGTTACCCGTAACCGTACCCATAATTCATGGTGCCAGTCACTCGATATAATTGGATCCCAAACCATATTTATTACACTTCCTTAATCTATGTCTAATACGCTTGATGTTGTTACCAATATAAGCGCCTACATCACATCGCAAGTTACGTTCTTTAAGTTGTCTATCCATTCTAGCTTTGTACATTATGTAGCTAACACATGTACCATGACAGCCAACTGTACGCAGCTCACAATTCTTACATGGAGTTTTCAAACTAATCACTCCTTTATGTAATCTTTAATAAGATAGGTTTTACTTTCAAAGACTACCCATGCTGTATTTTCATAACGATGACGCTTTTCCCAGGCTTGAAATACTTTCGTTAATTCTTCACTTAGTTCTTCAACATGTTCATGTTTAACATGCGTCATATAATTGTCTGACCATTCAGCAATTTCATCATCCATGTTGATATCTGATACATCCCAAATTACTCTTTCTGCATCAACCTTTGGTACATAATGGTAAGGATGTCCAATATCCACTGTTTCATATGGCATATAGTATTCGCACATATAACTATGATCACTATCACCTGTTTCGTATGCTTCGCTATACGTTTCCATGAAATCTTGAATAGCATCTTTGATACTATTTTGTGGTACGCCTGCATGTTCATCGAATACCCAACAATATTTAGTTTCATCTTTGACTAACATTCAAAATCACTCCAAGCATCACATTCAAAAACTACTAACCAAACCTTTTTAATTGATTAGTTATAGGAGGCATATGGGTGGGGGAGTCTACGACCCCCACCATATGTACTCCAACTATCAATCAGATTCAAAATTTCATTCACACCTATATATATATATAAGGTGTGGTGGAGCTATTGTTAACCCATTTAAAATTTATCTAGGTTAACATTTTCATTCGAAACAATCTCACCCAATTCGACTTTGAAGATTGGCATTTCTTTCAAATATCTTCTAAGTGTAGTTTCAGATATTTGCATAATTTCCATGACCTCTTTTATGTCAGCTCGGCCACTAAAACCATTCTTAGCAGCAGCGATATTAAAGGCATCGACTAATTGCTGTTTCTTTTTCTCTTTAGCTGACTGCTTTGCCTTATTCATTTTATTAAGGCCCTTTTCTTGAGCATCTTTGAACATAGCCATCGATAAGAAGCCACTATCATCGACTTTATGAATTGGATATTCAAACCATAGATCAACAGGTTTGAAGCGAGGGAATTCACGTAACGTACCTTCCATTCTCCAGGCAGTACATTGGCTAGTATCCACTGGAGCACCTTCTAGTTTGTTTTCGTCTAGGTTCTCTGCTTCGATTTCTAGTAAGTCAATCAAGGCATCTGGGTCACGAGCGAATACACCGGAACCAGATGCACGGTCCATAGACCGCTTACCAGTTTGATTGCCCTTAGAATGGTGGTGACAATAGATGACTGCACATTTTAGTTCAGTACATACCTTGTCAAATTGGTTGCAGAAGTTCGCCATTTGGTCGGCACTATTTTCGTCACCTGTAATGACCTTATAGATAGGGTCAATAATAATAGCCTTGTACCCTTTCTTTTCCGCTCTACGGATTAGCTTAGGTGCTAATTGGTCCATAGGTAATGACTTACCACGCAAGTTCCAAATGGATATCTTGTCTAGGTTATTCGGTGCCAGGTGTAGTGCTTCATATACATCCTTAAATCGATGTAAACATGACGCACGATCAAGTTCTAAATTTACATATAGGACTTTACCCTGCGCGCAGTCAAACCCGAACCACGGTCTACCTTCTGCAATAGAGATACATAATTGGATAAGTGCGAATGACTTACCGGCTTTAGATGGACCTGCAATGAGCATCTTATGACCTTCACGAAGGATACCATCGATTAAGCTAGGTGCTAACTCTGGCATATTATCCCAAAGTGCCTCTAAATCTTCAGGCTCAGGTAAGTCATCATTGACAGTAGCTATCCATTCTTCCCATTCCTTGAATGACTCTTTACCAATATTCGTAGCGATTAAGAATTGAGGTTTGCCGGCACGCATTACACCAGGCATACGTGATAACCGGCTAGGGTTTTTGTTTTGCTTATCAACCTTAAAACCATTCTTCTGTACGATTTGATATAGGAAGTCTACTCGGTTACGGTACTCAGAATAATCATTGGCATCGATATGTACGATAGCATGGATACTTTTACCACCGCTATATACCATAGCTGCGATTGGTAACTCTAATTGCTCTAGGATAGCCTTTTGCTTTCCGAGTTCCATATTGTCAGACTCAATCAATGCGAATTTGAAAGATGCTACGTTATCATTCTTTACACCTTTACCATCTAATGCATTAAATCGTATCCAGGCTCCTGCTTCTTCATCGAGTGTGCCTATTGCTTCATCAACCTTTTTATTAGCTCTCAGAGCGTCTAAAATTTGATTTTGTGTACGTCCATAACTACCTTTAGTTGGAGATTTTAGCTCGGTACCGTCCTTATCTTGATGTACATATACTGTATTTACATAGCCAACATAATCATCTGGCTCAAACAATGCTTGGAGGTACTTTGTTAAGTCCTCCACACGTTGTTCTTGAGGATAGTGCTTTGGAATATCAATGTCAGAGGCTTCCACCCAGGTATTATCAATAATCTTGTATGGATCCGGATTAGCCATCACCATAGTCCCGAATGGAATAGCAGTTGCATCCCATTGATTACTACGACTAGACGTCCACCCGTTCTCTTTAGCCATCTGAGTGATAGTAGCTCCTGTGATTTGTTTACCAGTGTAAGCACCGAATGAATTCCACTTAGCTTCACATTCACCAGGATGGAACCGTTCACCGTCATTAGATGACCACTCTTCCCATACAAACATTGGATACCCTTCATGGTGAAGTGCAAGGCCTACGTTTAGCCATTCTTCGTAGGAGCAATCGACTGGGTCAATAAACTCCAATACTTCTCTTAAATCTAACTTTCTTTCTTCCATTTGCACTCCTTTATGATGGTTGGTACATTGCAGGTTTAACTCCTTTCGGTATTCTCCAACCACTAGCACTAATACGGCTTATCATGTTAGAGGCTTGGGTATTAGTCCAAGTACCAACATTTTTAAAGCCTTTATTTTCTAAGAATCTAATTTGTTTCGGAGTGGATAACCCCTCCGCTTTACGTTTGTGTAATCTATCAATGAGCATGGATGCTTTACCGGCATCTTCGATAGCATCCGGATTAAGTCCAAAGTCCTCGATAGTTTTCTTTTGCTTGTCAGTAATGCTTGATACTTGCCACCCGAATGTAGGTACATAATGGGTTAGATCCTCAGCTTGAATAGAGAATTCAAACTGTAATGGGTCTACTAATTTAGCTTTTTTCTTACGCATTGCTGCAAGCTCTTTAGCAAGTGCTGCTTCACGCTCAGCTAGTACATCACGTTCAGCTTCTTCTTCTGCCTCCTCTAATCCCATGCTTGAGGTTTCAAGTATTTCAGTCATCTTAATGGCTACATCATCAGACTTAGCGATTAAGTGAGCCGGTCTGCAGAGTGAGTGCTTTTCATAGTGCCATAGGAAGTCGAGCACTAATAAGTGGTCTTTTCCTTCACATAACCTAGTACCACGGCCAATCATTTGCATATATAAGGCTCTTGATTTAGTCGGTCTAAGTACTATTACGCAATCTACACTAGGGCAGTCCCACCCTTCAGTGAGTAGCATTGAGTTACAGAGTACGTTGTATTTGCCATTGGCGAAGTCTTCTGTGATTTCGTTACGGTCTTTACTATTACCATTAACTTCCGCAGCATTAAATCCACGTTCAATCAGCATCTTGCAAAACTTTTGGCTCGTTTCAATAAGTGGTAAGAATACCACTATTTTTCTATCTTTATAGTCAAGTAATGTATCTGCAATTTGTTCTAAATATGGGTCTAATACTCTGCCAATATCACCGGCTTGGAAGTCACCAGCGGTAATCTTTACATTGGTAAAGTCAATGTGTAGTGGTAATGTTTGTACTTGTATCTTCACCAGGTAGCCACTACTGATAGCATCACGTAGGGTATATTCATAAGCTAGGCTATCAAATACCTTCCCTAAGTTCTGCATATCTGACCTATCTGGTGTAGCAGTAACGCCGAGTATATCGGCTGTGTCAAAGTAGTTTAATATAGCTTGATAGCTACTTGATAAAGCATGATGTGCTTCATCTATAATGATCGTGTCAAAGTAGGATTTGCTAAATAGAGCTAGCCGGCTGTCACGGCATAGGGTTTGTACAGAACCGACTATGATGCGGTCCCATTTCCCTATGCATGACTGCTCAGCCTTCTCCATAGCTGTGGTCAGTCCAGAGGCTTGCATGATTTTATCTGAAGCCTGTTGAAGTAGTTCTTCACGGTGTGCCAGGATTAATACACGCTTACCTCTTCTGACTGCTTCCTCAGCAATTTTGGCAAAACATATAGTCTTGCCTTAACCGCACCCCGTTGGAAGGACCAACAGGGTACGTCTATTACCTTTCTCCCACTCTGACCATACGGCATTAACTGCCTCTGTCTGATAGGGTCTTAATTCCATTAGAAGCCTCCGAAGCTATCGTCTTTAGGTTGAATAAACTTCTTGATTTCGTTGGCAGTACCTTGTGTACCGTCATTCTTTTCATACAGTCTGTGGCTCAGTTCAAATTGACCAGTTTTGCCAATTAATAAGTCAGGATTTGCCATAAACTTTTCACCTGGTTTAGCTAAACCAGTAGCAATGAATACATTAGATACTTTCCACATCATGGAGGGAATCCAGTACAATCTTTCAGTGACTTTATTTTTACCTTGTTCGCCACCATCGGCCTCTAATGTGATAACTGCTTTAGGTGTGTTAGCCGGAATTTTAGCAGTGGCTACATCTGTATAACCTTTTTCTACATTAGTAATAACGAATGGATATACACCTGCAGGAAGTAATGTAAATTCCTTTACCTCAGCTACTACTTCGGAGTTAAAACCTAATGCTTCTGTTCCTAATTGTTCAAATGCGCTACTCATAATCTGTTACCTCGTTTCTTATTTATTAATGAATTCAACAATTTTGTCCCACATAGGGATAATCCAACCTGTTACAAATGCTGGATCATAATTTTCAAATGGAGTACCTTGTGGATATTTACCACGAGCTACAACTACAGACTGTACTTGGTCTAATGTCACACCATCTTTAGCCATTAAGTCTTTTAATGGTTTAGGTATAGCTGTTTCAACTAATGGAGTATCGTTTGTCACAGGTTCAGGCTTCGGTTCTACCTTAGCCTTTGGCTTAGGTTCAGCCTTTGGCTCTTCCTTAGCTACTACTTCGCCAGTTTGTTGTTTGGCCGCCTCTACTACTTCAGGTGCATAGTCATTTGTACTTGCATTGGCCAACTCATCAGCAGCAACCTTTGGAAGTACATCATCTGGAATAACGTGAGCGATTTGACTGTATTCAAATGGCATCACATCAGGTAACCCATGACGGTTTTTGGCATCCCATGCAGGGGAGTGTGTAGCGTACATTAAACGCTTACCATTAGTTGCTTTCTTTTTGTTGGTTTGAGTTGTGATGATTTCATTTTTATAATTGGCAAAGAGTACCATGTCCGCCCATTCTTTAATAAGTGGAGATGTTTGACTTCCCGTCTTTTTGCCAAGTTTCAATTCAAAGCGATCATAGGCTCCGAGTTCATCTGGCTGTTCAAACTTACGAATTTGAGCATGAGCAGTCAGTACTACGTTCATACCTGCGTCAATGACTTCATCTAGTAGGTTAAGGAAGCGCCCCATTTCTTCACGTACAAATACATAGCCTGTACCGTATGGGAACTCTTCAATACCTTTCTTTTGATGTTGAGCACAGATGTGTTCTACACATAACTGTTCAGCCCAGTCTACAGTATCAATGACTAATGTTTGATAGCCGCCTGGCATCATGGCAAATTCCTTTACAAAGGAGATAAGCATTGTCCATGATGTAGGCTTTTCAGTACGTGCCACATCTAGGTGGTCTGTACTGCTTTCTGTATCAATGAATACTGGAGATGGGAAGTGGCTTGCGAAGGTGGTTTTACCAATACCTTCAGTGCCATACAGCACCACTTTTTGAGCACGTTTACGTTTACCTGTTACAATCTTCATTAAAATTCACCCCAATCATCTGTTACTTTAGGTTCTTCTGTTACATCTTTTTTAGGTTCTGCCTTAGGTTTAGATTTAGTCTTAGTAGTCTTACCTGTAGTACTGAATTCCTCACCTTTAATGTGGCCATCTTCAATGATGATGGAACATTCATCCAGGTTGTTGGTAACACGAGTCGCAATAACTTGCAAGCCTTCTTGTTCTAACCAACCACCGAATTCTTTCATCGTATCGATGTCCATCTGTTCCATCTTGTCCATCAATACAAATCCACATTTAGGGTTAAGTGCTCGTACAATAGCAGTCGCTACTTTGAGCTGTTCAGCACCGCTCATGCAGTCCCATTGTTTACCGTTGTAGATAAGTACCCCTTCCTGGATAGATAACCCTGGTAGTGGCATATCCACAGATTCAAGCAATTTATTTTTACGATCACGGATGTCTTGAATGTCATCCGTCAACTCATCGTATTCTTGCTTAAAGTCTGCAGCTTCTTGTAATGCACGTTGGCGTTCTTGGTTAGCACGTACTTTAGAGTTGATTTCATCTACATTCTTGATTTGTTCTTCAAGTTCTGCTGTAGATTCGTCCTCTAAGTCTTTAGCTGCAGTCGTTGCGATATCATAATCTTCAGCTAGTTGTGTCTGCTTAGCTTGAAGTTCCTCTAACTTTCGTTGAGCTTCATCGACTAAGTTATTCACAGTCACCATCTGAGCCTTAATAGCGGATACGTTATTACGTTTCTTTTGGTTCTCAGCGTTGCGAAGTAGGATATCTTGTTGCTGTTTAATAAGTTCCGATGCACTGATAGGTTCTTGTGGAACTTCATCATACGCAGGTAACTCTTTAGCGTATTTGTCTTTTTGGCTTGCAATTTGGCCTATAGAATGACGTTTAGCGTATACCTCTTGGTATTCACCCTCGAGTTTCTTTAACTCGTCTTCTACGCCTAATAATTGAAGTAACTCATTAGCCTTTTCTTTGTCGCTCATTTCCATGAACTTCGGAAGGTCTAAGGCTAATTGACCAATGAAAGTATCTAAAATCTTTTGGCCAGATTTCTTACCTTCTGGATCCAATACCTTAAGTGTGCTGTTAGCACCAGTTCGTGTTACCACGAGGCCATTGGATAGCTTTACTTCTAATTTAGGTGGATTATAACTGCCTTCACGTGCAGCACTGGATGGTTCAAATTTAGCTCCACCAAGCGCCCATGCGATGGCATCTAAAATAGACGTTTTACCTTGGCCATTCTTACCACCGATGACGGTTAGGCCATTTTCTGTAGGTTCATAAGATACCGCTTTAACGCGTTTCACGTTTTCCAATTCAAAAGAATTGATTTTAATTTTGTCCATTATATTTACCTTTCTTGTATTAGTAATCTTGTACTTGGAATATTGTTTCGATTGGAACTTTAAGCCTATCGGCTATTTGCACAGCGGTCGTAAACCTGGCTACACTCTTATTCCTTAAATAGGTGTATAGCGTGACGTAGTGGATACCACATATTTCAGCAGTGCCTTGTACATTTAGCTTCCTTTTAGCTAGTAAGGATTTGAATTCATCATGCTTTAACTTATATCCGAATCTATTGCCCCATGAGTTTTGTTTTATGGTTGTTCGTTTAAATAAGCAATTAAAGGACATTCGTAATTTCTTAGCTATGAGTTCAGCAGTAGATATACGGCAACACTCACCGCGATTTAGCTTTACAATGTTAGGGCTGATACCTATTTCTTGGCACCAGGCAACGAAGCCGTATGGTGTACGTTCATATACTAACTGCTTTATGTCGAATCCCTTTCTTAGTACAGCCATATGGATAACTGGCTGTGGACCACTATAGTCTTTCATAGCTAATCACCTCACCAAACAATACAGGTATTTCAACCTTAAATACCTTAGCTATGGCATGAGCTGTGTTGTAGTCTACCCGGTTACCAAGTAGTAACCGTCTAATGGTAGACTTTGATAACTTAGATGCATCCTGGATAGCCTTTTGAGTTTTGAACTCATCTGACTTATCGTTCCACAGCTTGTAAAACACATCTTGGCGCAATCTAAAATTTCTTTCAGTGTGTGCCATGTAACTGCCTCTTTAGATATGTAATACGTTCATGTTGGTTAGCTGATATGATCATTAAGCCACCTAACATGATTTGCATTAAATAGCCACCGAATGTCACTCGGTCAAGTTCTAGGGAACCCATAGCTCCGATGATTAAGATGAAGCCAACTATTTTTATTGTTGTAAGCATTTCTATACACCTCGTTTAATTAATGAATATGAGCCTCTTTGAACTCTTTATCAATACGGCTAGCTGTCCATCCTAGCGTGTTAGCTAGGTAGAACCGGAAGCCCTCTTTATCAATAGAAAATGTTCTGCCTTTCTTACCTTGGCAGTTCCAACATTGAGCGAATGGAAACTTGTCCCTGGCGATACATTCACGTACCGCCGTTAGTGTCCATCCAAGTACAGTAGCCATTTGGCTAACTGCTATTGTTTTCTTTATCATGGCTACCTCCTTATTTAGTAACTAATGCTTTCAATTCAGCTACTTCCTTACGAAGTTGTTCGAGCTCACCATTCTTAGCTTGTGGTTCATATTCAGAACCTTTACCAGTACGGAACGCAGCATTGATATTGAATTGAGTTTCACCACCTAGTGTTATACCGAAGCCTAAGCGTACTTTTTCATTAGGGCTATAGAACGCACCAAGTGCTACGGCATTTGCGTTGCGGTAATGACCATAGCTAATAGCGAAGTTACCTTTATCATTCTTGTTGTATTCAAGAGGATGTAGACCTGCTAATGCTGCGGAGCTTGCACCTAATTTATTCATGCGTTGAGATACATTATTAAAGCTGTTCCCTAAGTTATCGATACGTTGATTAGTGTCAGACACACGATCATTTACTTGGCTAATAGCATTAGTATTAGCATCTGTTTTGCCTTTAAGGTCTGCAATGTCTTTTGTATTTACTTTTACTTGACCTTGGGTAGTAGTAAGCGCACCTGCTAGATTGTTAATAGCAGTAGCGTTAGTGTTAACAGCGCCTTCAAGGTTATTAATGCGGTTAGTGTTAGCGCCAATATTATTAGCATTTCGATTAATTTGTTGAGTATGTCCATTTACTGTGCCTCCAATGGTATTAATTTCATCGTACGCAGCGTATAATTGGCTGCCGTTAACAGCGTCCAAACTGTCAGCCTCTACACGGCCGGCGCTTACATTTTGGAGCTGACGGTTATAATATTTAATACTACCTGCACCTGCTCTACCACGAGCACCGAAGCTAACCACACTGGCAGGTTGTTCTCCTGCAAAGATATGGCGTGTACCATTAAGGTCTACACCATCAACACCGACTGCATCGTCAGTGACTGCATTAGTACCAATGGCCACTGCGTTAGGCTTATCAGAGATTGTATTGTTACCAAATGCGATAGCATCGGTTGCTACTGATTTAGCATGTGTACCAAATACCAATGCGCCTTGGCCACTAGATTCGGAATTAGATCCGAACACTAGCTGTTCCTTTTGGGAACCAATTTTGTTGTTATAGCCAACTACGGCGGATTGGCCACCTGCTACAGTCCCATTGTTGGCACCGATCGCTACGGAGTTTTCGCCAGTAACGTTATTGGTTCTACCTAGCGCCACACTGGATTCACCAGATACGAAGGCACCATTGCCGATAGCCACGCTATCATAGGAAGCGGTTCTTGCTTGGTTACCGATTGCCACAGTGTATTCCACTAGGCTTTCAGCGTGAGAGCCAAAGGCGAAGGAGTTACGACCTGCTGCAGTAGCGTTATTACCGCCGGCAAAACCATTTTCACCAGTTACTGTATTGTTAGTACCAAATGCTAGTGCGTTGTTAGCGTCGATAGTATTTTTATAGCCAGATACCATTGAGCTATGGGAAGTAGCGGTGATGTTATTGTCCGTGCCTGCCAAAGTATTGTTATTAGCAGCCATTACGTTTACTGCTAAGGATGCGATTGTTGCTGTCATTAAAATTGTTTTATTCATGGATAAATACCTTTCGTTGTTGTATACTTAAGTTAATCGAATTATTATTTGATTGGCCCTGTCGGTATGTCCGGTACCGATGGGGTTATTTTGTACGTCTAGCGTAGATTGGTTGGCCACCTTTTCTAATCGGTAACTCCCGTTCTTTGCTAGTCATTTGTTGATGAGTTGATACCAAAGTGACCCTTGCGTTGATTAGATCACTTACACATTGGACTTCTTCCAAGTAGCCATTATCTAAGGTTGTAATAATAAACCTATCTAATGCTGCGACTACTGGAGCAATGTCCGGTACTTGTTGTTTCATAGTGAATACCTCCGTGTACGAAATATCGGACAATTAAGTTAAAAAAATTTGTTCGAGATCAAGCTCAGTAGACAATGCTTTCTTAACCAGTACCGCTTCGGGGAAGGTAAATGGACGCTTGCCATTCATCTTTTCATTGAGCGTCTGGTACTTAAGCCCAGTCTCTCTCGCTAAGTCTTTACGTGTCCAGCCTTTACGAGCTAGTTCTGCGTTAAGATTTGGATACATTAGTTCTTCACCTCCTTAGTTATGAAAAGTATATTTGATGTCCGATATTTCGGATATCTCTATGGCTTTAGTATAGCTTTATATTTCGGACATGTCCAATAAACAGTTGTTGAAGTTTAGTTTAAATATAATTAAATATTAAAATATCGGATTTATATATAAAAATTCATAACTCATTATTGGAATATCAGACAGTACATATTATAATTTACATATATAGTTAATTAATAGGGAGCTATTATCATGACTAGAGAAGATTATTTAAAAGCTAAGATTAAAGAATATGGGATGACTCAGCGAGAATTCGCCGCTAACATAGGGATGCCTTCTTCAACATTGTTTTCCATATTGCGTAATGTGGGAGGTGCATCAATAGATAATATTATTAAAATATGTAGAGGTTTACATATCAGTCCAGAAGATTTAGCCAATGTTGGAGAGCCAATCACACTCCCTCATGAACGCAAAGGGTATTACGTTGACGCTGAGACTGCAGCGTTTGCAGAGTATCTACGCACACGTCCAGATGCACACATGCTATTTTCTGCTGCAAAGGATATTAGTAAGGAGGATATGGAGAAGGCTGTTGAATACATTGAGCTACTAAAACTTAAAAACAAATAATACACAAGGGAGTGTTAGCTTGGTAGTAAATATTATTCATTGTGAATTGCCTTTCGTAGATGCTGTTGTAGAGGGTTCAGCAGATTGTGACACACATAATATCTATGTCAATAAAAATTTGTCACAAGAGAAACTACGCGAACAGATTAAGCACGAACTGACTCATATTCTTAATGATGACTTCTATATAGACCATCATGTCAACATCGTTGAACAGATGGTAAGACGATCATCACTAAATGAAAGTGAGCTAGAATTTATTCAGTTTTACCACCATTTCATTGATAACTAAGGGAGATATATCATGAAACTAAAACTAGCTATTATACCTATCATTATTGTTGTGTGCGTGGGGTTAGTATTCTTACTTAAGCCTTCCCCATCTATTGAGTTAAAGGATGAATCAGTTCTTGGCCAAACTACTACCCAGGTAGTGTTAGAGGATTGGACTATATTGTCTGCTACAGGTGGCTATGAGTCTAAGATTACCTTAGACAATGGTAAGTCTGTAGATGCTAAGTGGTTAATCGTAAAAGATGTACCGCCTGCATATCGTTTAGATATGTTCCCTCATTCCTTCTATCATCACCACATTTATGTAGCACCAGTACAGCCAGGTGTGGCCAAAGTACTAAGTGAAGTGAAGCCAACAGTTACCTACTATCTTGGAGGTCAAGAAAAACAGATTAAGTTTAAATAATAAAAAATACCCCTACCTAATACCTAGATAGGGGTAAAAAATTAAGCGACACCGAATAAACGATGCCGCCTCTTAAAACCAAATAGCACGGGGTGGTGTATTTAGTTTTTCCTATACACATATTATACTACTTCCGTGCAAGAATTACCATAGGAAGGTATAAAAATTAATGGCAATGAAACGAGCGAACGGTTCTGGATCCGTTTACAAAATGAAACATAAACCTTTACGCAAGCCTTACCGTGCAGTCGTAACGATTGGCTACGATGAGACCGGCAAGTGTAAACGTAAGACGATTGGCTATTATGCTAAATCAAAAGAAGCATGGGACGCCTTATCAGAGTATGGTATCTACCCAGAGAAGTTCGAGACGAAGAAGGTATTGTTTAGTGAATGTTGGCGTTGGATGATAGCTGACAAAGAACGAAAAGGAATAGATGTCAAAAAAGGCGGATATTCGACCGCACAAGCGAAGTTAACATCGATTTGGAATAAACCTATACAAGAAATTAAACTCGTGCACCTACAAGCTATAATTGATGAAAATAGCCATTTAAGTCGCTCATCTATAGCTATCATATTAAAAGGATTGAATGGCGCCTTTGAGTCCGCTATTAAGAACGATATCATCGTTAAGAACTATGCAGCACTCCTAGAGTTAAAACCGGCCGAGAAGTCAGACATACATAAGCCATTTACAGAGGCTGAAATTCAAACCATATGGGAACATGCTCACATGGATATAGCCAAGCTCCTATTAATGTATATCTACTCCGGTATGCGCCCGATAGAGCTGCTATCCATCAAACTTGAAAACGTGCACCTGGAGGAACGATATATCATTGGTGGTGTAAAAACAAAAGCCGGCAAGGATAGATTAATACCTATTGCCGACTGCGTTATGCCTTTTTATCGCGAAATTTACGCCAAGACGAGCGTTTCTAAATCCGATACACTTATCCCTCAAGGGTACACGTCAAAGTACCTAGGAAAGCCAATAAAACGATTTTGTAAAGAGGTCGGTATATCTGACCACTTACCACACGATACTAGACATACGTTTGTAACCTTGGCCAGTAATTATGGAATGGATCGTTACGTGCTAAAAGCTATTGTTGGCCACACACAAAGTAAAGACATTACTGCAGATGTGTATACCCATAAAACGATTGAGCAGTACATCGAAGAAGTAAATAAAATACCGTCATCATTTAGTTAAAGGTTGTGCAACGGTTGAGCAACGCACACAAATTTTAACTATTTTTAAAAGAAAAAGCACAGTACCTATACGCATAAGTACTGTGCTTTGTGCATTCGTAGAACTGTATCTATTATTTAGAGTACAATTCTATTACCACTCAAAATCCTTATTATTATTGAGTTTATATCATTAAAACTTTTAAAAGGTTGAGCAACAGTTGAGTAACCCATTAAACCTATAACAAGTTTTAACGATTTATATAATATATACTATTATATAAATCTGGTCAAACATCCTACTATCTTACATAAAAATTTATGGCAACGTGTTCCATTTTGGAACATGTTCACGTGAGTCCACCTGCTCATGCTCAGGAGATAATTGGATCACCTCTATTTCATCGTCGAATCGATATTCCGATTATCGCTCCCGCCCCTATCACCTGGGATAGGTTGCGTTGCATCCGTAGACGTTTGATAGTTTTCTTGTCGTTCTCGACCTTGTTCTTCAATACGTCTAAAGAGTTCTGCATTTCGTTCAAGGTAACTTCTTGCTTCATTAAGTCTACCTTGGCTGTTTGTAATTCGTTCTCCAATTTTGTGATTGTATTGTGTGCTTCGTTCAATTCTTCCCTTTGCTTCATGACCAAGCTTTGAGCTTCGGCCAATGGCAGACTGGATGTCTCGATTAATCTTAATGCTTTCTCGTTGTTGGCTTTCAATTCGTTCCACTGTGTTAAGGGTACGCTGATAGTCTGCTCCACTTGGCTGATAGAAGATGTACCAGAGGCAAAAGACGGATAGGAGCACAATAGCACCGATAACATAATAAAGCTTAGGATAGCTAGTAAGTGTAGTCTTGATTTTCTCATACATTATACGCCTCCTGTGTAGTCTGTTATCCCCCTAGCGATAGCACGGACAATCGTATCAAGGTCATTGTTAAGCATTTCTAAATCATCGTCATTATCGATGAATGCCATTTCTACGAGAACTGCTACTGCGTTAGTTCCGTTGAGTACCCAAAGGTCATCACGTTTCTTAACGCCACGGTCTACGGTGTTAATGCTGCGGATGATTTGGCTTTGAATATCATTAGCCAATCGTTGACCATTAAAAGACTTATATAGTGTTTCAGTACCACGTGCCTGAGTATTGAATGCGTTACAGTGTAAGGATACAAAGATATCCGCATCAAAATCATCAGATACATGGCAGACGTAACCAAGGTCATCGTCTTGTACAAGCACCGTTTGACATCCGGCTTGATTTAGGTATGTTTGGAGAAGTTCACCGGCTTCGAGTGCGACGTCACATTCACGACGTCCAGTGCGAGGGTTAACTGCACCACTATCAAGGTTCACGTCGTGACCCGGATTGATACATACTTTCATTGTTACTCCCTTCTAGCTTATCAGGTACACCGTTACCGTCCTTATCTATCCAAAGTGCTAAGAACCCTACAAGGGCAGTTAGTACGCTTGGTATAAAGATATGGTCAATAATGTTAATACCTGTGCTAATTAATTTCCCTGTTTCATCGGATACATACCCTGTGGCGAACGCCATTACATATTCGATGACTACTAACATAATAGGTACTAGCATGACGAGGACTAATGCCCTCGTCGCTAATACGCCTGTAGGGTGGATGTTGGCCACCCTAACAGATTTAAATACTTTCTTAGCGCTGTCCATGAGCCGAGGTGGTATGATCATGTAACTCCTCCCTTAACTCATTAATTCGCTTTTCCATGGATTCTAGCTTCGTGGTTAACATCATGAAGGTAGCCTCCGATTTTACACGTTCAGCACGTGAGAGTTTCATATCCTCTTTTAACTCATTAAGAGTATCAAAGAGTGTATCCCACTTACTCGTGAAGGATATATTATCCTGTATTCGTTGTGCTTCCAAACGGTCTAATAGCGGTACTATTAAAAGCCGATATCCTGCACCTGCTACGATGCCTACGATAGTTAATGTCGTAAGCAAGTCGTTCAACTCAAACTGCCAAGTCCAGATGAGATATGCACCCCCTTACTCTGTGCTAACTAAGGACCAGATATGGATTATAAATGGTCGCTTCCGTATGTGCCACCGTTCCAAGTTAATGTATCGTTTAAGACAACTTTAAAACTGCGTGTGTTTGTTGTAATTGATACAGTGCCTTGATTTACTGCGGTTCTAAATGTAATGTTTTGTGGCTGTTTAACAATAAATGTTAAACCGTCATATTTATTGGTGTTACTATCGGTATCAACCATTTGTTTTTCCGTATCAGAAATGATTTCCAATACATCGATATCGGATTTAGTCCATTTACCAAGCCAGTTGAAAGAGAGTCCTTCGTGATAGTCAGCTAAACGTAGCACTAATTTCTTACCATACTTAGTGAATTTTGCACCTGTTGCGTCTGTGTAAGTGTCATCAGCCACAGTAGTTTCCAGACCTTTAATAGAGATAACGCCTACTTCACGGTCTGCAAGGTCAAAGTAAGATACTTTGATATCATCTTCGCCAAATGCTTTGATAGGAACTCGCATGTTATCACTTTCAAATACACGTTTTTCACCACCATTTATGGAAACCTTAAAGTGTGGTTCCCCTTTAAGGTCTAAGAATTCTTGACCGGCTACTGGTTGGAAGTATTCGAGTTGTTTGAATTCCACGTGGATAGTATCGCCTAAAATCTCTACTAGCTTAGCCAACACTGTATCTACGCTTGCGTCAGGCAAGTACACGTTTTTATTTTTCAAAAGTTCTGCTGCTTTTTCAGCACTGCCCGCATCACCTTTAGGACCTTTTACGCTTTTGAGAAATTCGCCATCTTTCTTTAATATTTGAGCCGTCTCTTCCGCGCTACCTTTATCACCTTTAGGACCACGTAAGCTATCTAACCATGCTTGCTCATCACCTTTAAAGCCGTGAGCTACTGCGATAGCATAAGCAGATTTGCCTAAACCTTCTAACAATGGTAATGTTGTTTCTTTGTCAAATTTAAGTGTTAAAGTGTTAGTTGTTTCAGCCATGATAAGTTACCTCCTCTTACTCATGCATTGAAATATCCGGCACGATCGTAATCGTACCTTGACCAATTTTGAGCCAGTGGTCATCGTTATAAAGGAATGCGTCGTAGATGTAATCGCCACCCTTTATTTTCTTATCCGCTGACTCTTGTCCAGAAATATAAAACCTTACCTGTTTTGACTCTACCACAGAATGTAACTCTAATATCATATTGTCATATGGACGCTTGCGAATTTTACAAGCGCCTTTGTATTGACTTAACGTCATATCGCTATCTGGCGGTACAACATAACTGATAGAAAAGTCTTGTCCAGCGTGGAGTGTTAAATCTTGTTCGACCATATGTCCTCCTTTTTATCGTCTAATCTATGGTTTGTAACACTACTTTTTACCAATGACGAGAACGTATAGTTCCCCAAAGGAGATATGTTTATGATAGCCGTTATCGTCTCGATTGCTGAAATAACTATACCATATCGATTGGCAAACAGCCCTGCGACCAATTAGTCCAATGGTTGGCTTAGTATCGTGATATCCGCTCGATATATTAGACTGGAAATACATTGTGCAATAATCAATCCTTCGCCCATTAGCGATATCCCATTTTTCTCGACCATCTCTAGTACCTCCTGTTACATCACTATAATCTTCTGTCATTTTATAACCAACAGGAATAAACGTACATTGACCTTCGCTAAACCCTTCTGGTAGTGGACACCAGTCACCATGACGTACCTTATAGATTTGTACGTCAATGTTTCGAATCTTGAAACCGGCTTGCATGATTGACTGAGCGTCAATACGTGAGCCTGTAATATTAGCGCCTACGATGTTACCGTTAGCGTCAACTTTAAATGTACCGGTTTTATTTTGGATCGTACCGCCGATAATCTTACCGCCTGTTACTTCACCTAGGTTAGCTGAGATAGCGCTTAAAGAAGTAACATTTAACTTATCTGCAGACACTGCCTTAGCAGCTAACATCTTATTGGTAATGATGTTATTGTCAAACAGAGCGTCACCGGTTACGTGTAATAACCGACCGTCAATCCTAGTCCCGCCTGTGTATTGAGTAATGGCACTCATGACCTTATCACCGGTAATAACCTGTGATTTAATCGCATTATCTAGCTGAGTAATGCGTGTAGCCATACCACTTGTAGCGTTGGTTACCTTAGAGTCAATACTACCGGCTAGTTGAGTGATTGAGCTCCTAACATCATCTAGGCTGTTATCGTATTCATCGACTGCGAATACTTCAATTTTATAAATAACGGCTATAAAATTTGGATTATTAAATGTATTGCTATTGTTTTTGAAATACACATATCCACAATCACGACCATCTTTATTTTTTACATCCCATTCGTTTCCATATTTCCAATAAAATATGTACTCCTCAGGTTTGTCAGTACCTTGGTTAGAGGTTAAAAATCCTGCTGAAGTACTGCCTTTACCGAGATGATTGTTATTTAAATGTATCGTCATATCTGGCTTAACTTTTGCCAGCATGCGGACAATATAAGTGTTATTTAACTGACCCTCTAAAGGCTTATTTTTAGGTAAGATTTTGATACCGCCAAATCCGATTGATGTATACTTTGTATCCCCTGATGCCACGAATACACATTGTCCGCCAGTAATTGGGTCATGGTATTCTGGATAAGGTCTTTGCTTTTTGATTGTGATTTGTTGCCCATCTTTTGTATATGGAGCAATCTCTAACTCAGATTTAAAAATTGGATCACGCATAAGTTGTGGTGCATGACTCATAGCTTGTACTGCCTTAGCGTACTGGTTGCTAGACTTATCCAGCTCATTAATACGTCTATCGATATCGGCCAAACCTAACGCTTCTGCATTAATTAACGAAGGGTCGATACTAGCCGGTACAGAGCTACCAATAATATTGGAGTATGTACCCTCACCAAATACATCTACATAGGCAACTTTTACATCAAATACACCTGGGTCATGCGGTATCATATTTACGTTTGTAGTGACGAAATACTTCTCTGTACCGATGTAAATGTTAGCGCCTATACAAGTATCTGGGATACTATCAAAGACCACGCTCACGCCTGTAATATTGCCTTTTACTTTGACATTCGCCGGAGCCTTAGGTACTACTGCGTTATAGTCAAGTCTAAGAGCAGGACCATAACCCTTAACAGGATTGTGTGCGTAAACGAATACCGCACCTCTACGAGCCGATAACTTAATTTCAGAGCGAATGTCTGTAGTCTTGGCTAATAGATTATTGGACTGTCCAACATTACTATCAAGTCGAACTTCGTAGTAATCGATGTAGGTATTCTCTACTGGGTCCCATGCAGTTGTGATTGTCTTACCGATTTTCACCTCACCTCGAGCCGGTGCTTTAGGTGTAGCAACACTCTCAGCGGATACACTCGCAGTAATACGAGCTTCAGCCTTACCACTTTCATTACCAGATGTATCAATAGCAGATAGCTTGAATTGGTAATTACCTGTATTAGGAATGAAGTATGAGTAGGATGTACCGCCTATATGCTTAATTAACACTACATCGTTGCCATCATATAGTGTGTATCCATGTAGGTCAGCCTCTGTATTAGGTTCCCATGATAAATGAAGTACACTACTATTTACTGCGTCCTGAGTTACCTTAAAGCCTTTAGGTGTAGCCGGGGGTATTTCCTTACCACTTACATACACTGCACGCTCTACTCCTTCATACGCAGCACCAGTATTATTGGTGCATACAATCTTAACGTCGTAGTTAACGTCAGTAGCTACACTTGGAATAGTTACGCTAGTAGCACTGCCATCTAGTACTTTGAACTGTTGCCACTCTTTAGCGGTAACAGGCTTGTAATACACGATAATATTTTTGGCCACCTTACCCCGTGGCAGTTGCCAAGTACCATTGATATCACAAAGTACAGTACCGTCTTTTAATGTCTTGACGTCAGCTAAGAGCACTAAGTTAATAACCTTAATTACATCGGACTTTGTTGTGTAGTCGATGATTGGCACTGATCCATCATCACCGGCATACAACTCAGGGTAGTATTCGATACAGGATATCTTACGAGTCATTTCAGAGTTGGACTTGCTAATGGATAATACCCTAAACGGTTTAGCTTCCTTGGTTGCCTCACCATAGGTATATAAATCGTCTGTCTGAATAACTGCATTACTAGCAAGCGTTAAGGTCTTACCGGTCACGCCAGTTACGTTGTAAGACTCTAATGCATCCGTTTTAGCGTTACGCACCATAAGGCGATAGGTCTTGCCTTGCTCAAAAGTAACCTCTCTATCAAGAGTTACTTTATTACCTACAGCAGACTCTACACGGCCACCTTGTCCCCAGTCTGTCACATCATGCTGTAACAGGATTACATCCCCTATCGTGCACGCTATGGCGTCTGTAAAAGCTTCAAAGGTACAAGTACGCACCTCGTACTTATTCGCTCTTAGGTAGTGTTTAGCATAATTGTAGGCTTGATCTACATCCACACATCCCATGAGTTCGACTTGCGCAGGACTGGTGAGCGATGTAGTCACGTCATACTCTTCACTAAATACAGGAAGCACGTCACGCTCATAGTCTTTAGCTTTATTGAGGAATGATACCTCGATAGCGTTTGCCCTAGATGATGTAGCCTGGAACTCTTCCATGAATGAGTCCATCTTGATATTACCTACAGTAAATAGCTGAGTAGGTGTAGCCGCATAGTCGTAAATACAACTGAATCGAGTACCTAAAGGTATTACTTTACCTCTACCTACATTCTCAGCGTATTTAAGTGCATCCCATACTTGGCTAGCATTATCGTAAATGTAGTTAAATGTAATATGCTTTTCATCGCACTTATCGGCCCACGCCTTAAATGCGTCATATACGAAGCGTTCACGAGGAGCGCCTTTGACTACATACTCATCGCCAATCTTACGGCAATGATGAAGAATATCGTAGCAAGCCCACGCCGGGTTATTAGCCGGTTTAGACTCATACGCCCCAGTGTAGGTATTAAATACCCATACTGTTTTACGCTCTTGTATCCATGTTACGTTTGGATCATTACCATTTAATTGGTCAGTAGCTAATGCTTTAATACCGATAAGAACCTTACCAGGATGAATGAAATCATCATAGACAATCTGAGTTAACTGCGACCAATATACTTTGTTCACATGGCGGTTAGAATTACCGTCCTTATGTGCACATCGCATACGGACTTCATATTGCCCTGGTTCCTTTACATCGAACCGGAACACACGATAGATGGCTTTATTTGAACTATCCTTGATAACGCCAGTATATTGACTATTATCGATAGACGTTCTTGAATGACTATTGCGTTTAAACCAGCGATTATCTGTCTTTTCAAGCATGGCACTTTGGCCACCATTGTTACTAATCGGTAATGGTATCCACTCTGCAGAGCCAACTTTACGATAGCCACCTTCAATAGTGACCGAGGTTTCACTTAATCCGCCCTGGTCATTTGAGTAATACAAGCCGTTAGGAAGTGATATAGTAACCTCTAGTGCAGTAGATAAGTTACCTTGCGTTTGATGAATTGACCAGTCGTTGGTAAGCTCATACGTCAAAGGTTGGTCAGCATAGTTATCATTGAAATTAGGGATAATCTCTTGGTCGTTCGTACCTAGTCTTACATCGAGTTGAACTTCCTTATAGTTACCGATAGGGTTACCATTTAATTTAACGTCCGTTATAGCGTCAATAGGCCCCTCACCCGCACAGTATAATAGGTTAAGATATTGTTTTTCACCGTCACTTGTCACATGGCGAGATATAAGCATACCCGCACTTTTACACTTACCGTAGGTAATAGCTAAAGGATGACCTTGGCCAATAACAGTCTGTGCACCTTGCCACCCATAGGTAGCTGACTGCTCTGTATTAGAGCTATCTGTCTTAGGTGTAGCTATTTTAGATATGATCGCATTACCAATCATACCTATGGCCATTGCTGCTAACGTACGACCTAATACGCTTGTAATACCGAATATCGCCCCTGAGGCGATACCGGCAGTCGCTATCGATAGACCAATAGATAACAAGATAGCGAATGCTTGTTTTTCAAGTTTAGGTAATACCACTACATAGGCTTCGTCTGTAGGTGATGCGGTATCATCTACTAACTCACCATTTATGGAGTACACCCATTCACCTGGTTCAGTGAAATATTGGTTGAGTGTCTTACCTTTAACAAAAGGGACAAGAGTCTCTTGTCTAGTGGTAAGGTCGAATGGGTTTCGAGCAATTACTAATCTAATCATTTTGAGCCTCCTTGTGCCTGTACACTCCTAATATACGTTTTCTTAATCTGTCCATTGGTACGATACACACACCCGCATATTCGGTAGAATGTATCATCTTACCTTCGCCTACATACACTGCGATATGATCAGCATTATTACCGTAGAGGTTCATGACAATTATGTCCCCTACTTCCGGCTCCTTGACTTCGTGCCAGGGAGAGTTCATATCTGGCCAATATGTCATATATGGGCCTAGTTGAATATCCGCTCTCTTGTACACCTCTACCACAAGCTCCCAACAAGGCAACTCTTTCCACGGAGTACCTACTAGGTTATTTAGAGTTAGACGCATATAAGCCCCCTTGTGGTATCGTTGGCTCACCGCCAAATCTAACGCTGTTATTTAACTCACGACAGCGTTTTAGAGTTTTGTTGCATGATTGTGCGTAACCTTTGTAACCGCACTCTACAGACTTAAATTTGAAAGGACAGTAGTCTTTCATTACCCTAACAGGTGGGAACCTACGAGAGAATGAAAAGTCTGTGCCTAACGTGAACACTACCCAGTCTGCTTTAGATTGGGACGCATTAATGATAAACGTTTCTTCAAGTTCAATAACGTCCGGTAGGTTAGTATTGAAGATACGAATATTGACCTCACAATCTGTGAGGCCTTTATTCTTTTCTACTAACCGTTGGATCGTACCGGTCACGTTCGCTACGGAGAGTTTAACGTTAGGCATCTGCTTAGTGTCCTCGTTAATATCCTCTAGCTTGAATGGGAACGCCGTATACTGCTTACCCGCTAAGGTTAAGTCCTCGGTGTTATTCACAAGGAGGATATTCCCTTCCGGATGGTGAAGTTCAATAGCCATTACCCATGCTCCAGTGGAGGATATCTTATTCTTTTCGATGATTGATGCAGTCGATAACGTTAACATCTAAGCCTCCTGTAATTGAATAGAACCATTCCATATACCATAATCACTAGCGGAGAAGTGCAGTTGGTCCGCAAACCTTACTCTTACCTTCGCTCGTGTCTCCGGATGTGTCCAAAGGAATATCTCTGCAGTATTAACCTGGTCAAAGAAATTCCTTAGCTTGATATATTCCGAAGTCGGTATCTTGTAATTTACTGAATACGATCGTAACGCTTTCGTAGTCTTACGATGCGTTAACATCGTCATGTTTTCTACCTGAGCCTTACGACTTACATCAGGCGTTGTTTCATCGATAGGGTATATCGGATATCTTATGTTTGGGAATTCTAACATACGCTATACTGCGGCTGCCTTAATGGCATCACGCATACCTCCTTTGTTTGTCATAAGACTAGATACTACTACATCAACTATCATTTGTTCGCCATCGAACTTAGTTTCTTGCTGTTGGCTATCCAGTTGTTGGCCAGATTGATTGATGATGTTAACCGTTACTTTATTAGCTCCTTCACCGCCAATCATCTTACGTGTTTGGCTTGCATTGTAAATGCGATGAGAAGAGTTGAACTGTAAGAGCTCTGGACCATTCTCACCAACTAATGTCATGCCTGCAGGAGCAATACCACCGCTTGCAAACTTACCAAAGCTGTTGCCTGTAAATGCTGAACTGAAAGAACCGCCACTTGCAAACGAAGATACACCGCCACGACCGGCGCCAATAGCACCGATACCGCTTACCACTCCACCGAATAGGCTTTGTAGCTTAGGTTGTACATACTGTTGGAATGAAAGGTTAACAAGCATTTTAATAATGCTATTTGTAATATCCTTAAAGATATTCTTTAGTCCCTTACCGAAAGACTCAGTACCTGTAGCCATTGCTTCCAAGTGACTAGTAAATGAGGAGTTAATACTGCTCATCGTACTATCAAAGGTAGACTTAGCTAGGTCGCCATAGTTCACTACCTCTAAACTATACTGTCTAGCACCTTCTGCTAGGCTAGTACGCAAGTTACGTCCGGCTATTTCCCATAGCTTTTGCTGCGCTTCAACGAGGTTCTTTTCTACTTGTAAGCGTTGAGTAGCGCTTAACTGAGCTTCATTAAGTTCTCGTTGAGCGAATTCGATGTATGCTCGCAACTGTTCATTAAGTACTTGGTCTGCATCCGATTGAGATATCCGTCCAAGCCTTACTAAGTTAGATTGACGTTCAGAATCCTCGTTGAGTTGCGTATATGCTAACTCACGAATCTTCTGGTTAGTCTCAGCAGTAATCTTTAGCTTCTCGGCATTAGCTCTCTTTTCAGCTAATGTCTTATCGCCTACTGCTTTTGTGTACTCACGAACGTTATCGTCAATTTGAGCCTTTTGAGCTTCGGCTTCCGTCTTGAGTAATTGCAAGCGATCGCCTGTGCGTTCAAGGTCAAGTTTTGAGATTTCCTCGTTCATCTTGCGTACACGTATTTTTTGATTACGGTCAGCTTCTTCGAGTTTCTTTTGATATACTTCCTCATTCTTAGCCTTAGCTTCTGCTACTAGGTTGGAATTAGCCAACGCTTTAGCATTAGCATTTTTTAAGGCATCGACTGAGCTACCCCATCCGCCGCCAACATTACCTCCATACGCTTTTGCATATAGTGCTGTATCTACATAGCCTGTTGCAGTTCCAAAGTCACCTTCAATAGAGCTAGATTGAAGTACTTGTCCAGGTCCCACGCCACCAGGTCCATGAGAGTTTGCGCCAGTATAGCCACCATTACCATCAGCAATAACTACATGGTTATCGCCAAGTACAACTACACCATCACCTGCTTTAGGCACGTATCCGTCGCCTACATCATGCCATGCACCTACAGCTCTAGCATCACGCATAATATCAGGCACATATCTAGGAGTGCTAATACCAAACGATTCTCTAATGCTATCGGCAAATAGTTTGCCACAATCTGTAGCCCAATCACCTTCTGCACCTAATACGTACTTCTTGCCCAATTGAGCATTAGCGGCATCTAGTACACTTGATGCTTGGCCAGTACCACCGCCACCATTTAAGCCGGCTGCAGAACGAATAATCTCACGGATGTTCTTATTATTCGTTTCGTATTGGTTCTTAGCGTTGAGCTTGTCGATTTCATATTGACTGCCATCAATCTCTAAAGATTGAAGTGTAAGGCTACGAATAAGTTCATTAAGTCGTTCTACAGAACTTGCTAGTTTTTCAGCTGCTTGCTCTGCTTTCTTGGCCGCTGCCTCTTGCGCTTTAGCGGCTTTACTAGCTTCTTCATTCGCCTTATTGATAGCCTCATTATTAGTAAGACCGTTCTTAGCATCGTCGATTTCTTTTTGAAGTTTCTCTTGCTCCTCTTCGGCTTTCTTCTTCGCAGCATCTGCCGCTTCCTTAGCCTTAATAGCAGCGTCGATTTGAGCCCCTTCTTCTTTCGTTGCCAAGCGATCGTTCTTGATGAGTCCAAAGAGTGAACTATCCTCAACCCAGTACCGCCCATCATGGTTAGCCATGTAAGCGGAGTTAGTACCAGGCGTATTTAAGTTCTTATGAGCTCTAAGACCGTTAACATCAACGCCGAGGTCTGTGCCTTTGGTTTGTTCCTTATAGCGATAATCTAATAGTGCCTTACCGGCTAAGCCGATAGCGGTTGCTAATGCAAGCCAAGGACCTGCGGCCGCTATTGTAGCCAATCTCATAAACTTCAATGCACTTGTAATGGATTGAATTCCCGTGATTGCTATACTAGCTTCTAAGCCGAATTTGATAAGGCCTGAGATAGCTTCCTTTTGCTCTGTAGCTAAATTACTATAAGACTTCGTTAAATCGATTGCACCTTGTGCATATTCCATAACCACCGGTAAAAGTTCTTGGCCAATCATAATAGCCAATCGCTTGCCTGTCTGTTCCATATCTTTCAACTGACGATTAAAGGCAGCGGACTTTTTAGCAGCTTCATCATCAATGATGAGCCCCATAGCTCTTGCACGGTCCTCGACTTGCTTCATGGCATCTGCTGACATATTCAGCATTCCGTGAAGTTGGTATCCGGTTTTACCGAATAACTCCATCTCAACTCGTGTCTTTTCAGCACCGTCCTTCATGTTCCTTAATCGGTCTTGAATGATTTTGAACACTTCAAGGGTATTCTTACCCTCAATCTGATCAATGCTAACGCCTAGCCGGCTGAACATGTCAGTAGCTAGTTTACCTTCTGCGGATGCAACTTGCATTTTATCTTGTGCGTTAGATACAGCCTTTGCAAATTTTGCGAACGCTACAGTACTAACGTCAGTAGCTACACCCATATAGTTCGCAACGGAGAGGAATGTACTAGCTTGTTCAGCAGTAGCACCTGTTAAGGATTGCATCTTCTTTACTGATAAGTTCCAAGCTAGTGCCTCTTTAGCGAGTTTTGAACCTAGACCGGCAAGACCGGCACTCGCACCAATGGCAAACATTTCATTCTTTAATTTTGAAAGCTCTGCAACTGTTCCCTTAGAGGTAGCGGCGATTTTCTCTAAACCGGCTTTTGCATTCTTATCGGTCAGTTGCACTACGATATCTACTACGTTATTCGACATCCTTATTCATCGCCTCCATTTCTAATCCCTCCAATATCCACATAAGACTAAATAACATCGGATTTAGATTAATGTTATTAATCTCAGCCACTGTACGTATAGCCGGATAATCAAACCCGGCTAGTCCGCCAGAGTGGTAATTTCTTTGACTGCGTGATAGGTTATACAAACGCAAAGCCTGTTTTGAGCCGAATAATAGGCGTGGTGGGTTAAAATCACACTCGGAGCAGTCGAAGGACTGCTTTGTAGCGGTTTGTAATTCCTTACAT